CAGTACGCTGGGCCACCTTGGCACCACCAAAGTCGGTGACAGCGCGAGTGGCGGGAATCATGCCGCGCTGGAGATCGCCCAGCACGTTCATGGGCACACCTTGCAAACCGGTGCTGGCAAGCGCGTTGCCGATGTCGCCAACGTACTGTTGACCGGCTGCTGTGCGAGGTTGGTAGAACTGAGCCTGCATTCTGCGGCCAGCTTCTTCACCAGCGCGAATGCCCTCTTGGGTGCCAAACTTGCCGCTGGTCAATGTGCCGCCAATCTTTGCAGCCTCGACGATAGGGGCAGTCACAGCACTGGTCAGCAGCGCAGGGGCAACTTCCAAAGCACCCATGACCTTCTGACCAAACGTGAAGTCTTTGCCAACAGGTTGGGTGGCAGCAGGAGCCTTGACGCTGGAGCCAGGGATCTGGTCAACGATGGTGCCAGTTTTGCGTGGGCCACCGCTGACAGTAGCAAGGTATGCGTCAGGATCAAAGGCTGCGGGTGCAGCGGCAGGTTTTTGAGCTAAGTAAGCATCGGGATCAAAACCTGCCATGTCACATCCCCAGTCGTTGCTTAATGGCTGCTGCGCGAGGGTCAGCAGGGTTGGAGTTGGCCCATTTTAACGCCTCTTGATCCATTCCCGAAAGCGGTGGCTTCTCGGGACCACCACGTTTCTTGGTGGTACCAGCTTCTTTGGCATCCAAGTATTTCTGGAAACCTGTCAGTTTGTCTTCGATGACTTTGGCATTGTCACCCTCAGCGGGCAAGAATCGCGCAAGAGTTGCTGCTTCGCCTGCGGACTGAGCTGTACCCGCACGTTCTTTAATGACGCCCGACACCACGTTGAACACAAAAGCACGGGCTTCGTTTTCCTCGGACGACGCGAGGCGTGCGCGTGCTGATTCAGGCATGTTTCCGGTAACCCAGCCAAAAGCCTCGGGTGCAGATTTAACAGCATCGATTGCGCCTTGGACGGTCGTTTTTTGCTGGTTGATTGACATCTGCTCTTTGCCCACGGCTTCCGAAGGCTTGGCTGTCAACGGTTGGAACCCGCCACCAGGAGCCACAGCAATACGAGCTGTGGGCACTTCGCCCTTCTTGAGCTTGGATGGCAATGCGATCACGTTGCCGTTGACATCTTCTTGGTACACCACACCAGTGGCTTCTTGGGCCAGACGCTGGTTTTCCTGACCAATACGAGCTTGCTCGTAAGGTGACAATTGAGGGGCCATCGTCTTGGTAGCAGTGAATGCACCTGTCAAAGGATTGACAGTTCCAAGTTGTTTGCCACCACCAGGTGTCGAGAATTCCTGAAATTTGGGCAACATCTTGTCAGCTTCAATCACATGACCAGCAGCCCAATTTTTAATTGCATCAGGATTGCCGCCAAGTTGCTGGAGCTGTGCCAAATCGTCACTCACATCAATGCCAGTGCGCTGGTTAAAACTAGACAAAATTTGTGCAGCGTTTTGAGGATTGGCAAAAATCTGATTTGCTGTGTGTTTGACCAACTCGACCTGCGTCTTGGCTTGCGTCAGTTTGTCGGCTTGTTGTTTAGCAAGTGCAGCCTCTGCGGCCAATGCTTGTTTACCCAAACCTGCTTGACGATAGCGGCTTGGCAATTCAGCCAGTGACGCAGCACCTTTCACCGCTTCCGATTCAGCCAATGCTTCTTGTTCGCCCCGCAAAGCGTTACGCAGTTGAATTTCGTTCAACTGACGGGCCTGTTGCTGTTGCAACATTTGATTGCGTTGCTCTTGGCCAAGATTGAAGCCCTCGGCCACACTTCGTGGGCCTTGAGGGATCAAAGCATTGAAATTCAATTCAGGCATGTGTGCTCCTTAGGGGTTGTAGCCCGTCGGGCCTTGGCCAGAATAGGTAGGATTGAGCCAGCTGTTCAATGTGCTACCGGCACTGGACCATTGTTCAGGTGTAATTTTGCCCAAGGCTGTGCCAATATTTCCGTATGTGGAAGCCATACCTTGTTGACCTGCGATCAACGCATTGCCTTGAGTGTAGCCTTGGTTGATCAACGCGTTACCCACGTTTGAAGCGTAGTTCTGACCAGCAGCGCCCAATGTGTTGGCCGAGGTTTGACCAACACCTGCCAATGATTGCAACGGTGCCAGTTGAGCATTGCGCTCGGTCTGGTAACGATTGAAGGCGTTTTGGTATTCCTGAGAACCCATGTCCTGACCATATCGAGTTGCCGCTTTTAAAGCAGCGCCGGAAATCAAACCACCTCGGGCAGCAGCGCTACGGTCAAGTGCTTTTTGACCCTCGGACAAACGAAACGCATAGCCTGGGTCAGCTTGAAATTGACCCATGCCGAATTTTTGATAGTTTGTGGCCAATGGTGTCAATGCATTCAGTGCAGTCTGACCAGCCTCAAGCCAAGGCTTTTGTTGCGCCTGCTGTGCTTGCCACATTTCGCGCTGGAGCTGCGTGGCTTGATTGGTAGCGTTTGCGGTTTGTTGCGCAGCAGCCTGAGCTGCATTGCCAGCTTGATTGCTTTCAAAAGCACCACCAAGAGCACCTCCGATTGCACCTCCAACAGGACCGCCAAAAAGCGAACCACCGATTGTGCCAAGCGTAGATAAAAGTCCCATGATGTTGCCCTTTAAGTCACTTCGCGACCAGAGACGCGAATGTTGATTGCACTGGCCGTACCAGCGATTGTACTGATGAAGTCGCCAAGACCCAAGACCTGACCCACCAGTTCTGGGAACGTGTAGACCTCAAACGCCTGAAGCGTCTTGGTCTTGGTGATCAGGTTGGTGTTGCCAGCAGCACCTGCGGTGGTCACCAGGTTCACCGAGATCGTGGCAGCCGACGCACTGATGTTAGTGGCTGTGAACTTGTCGATGATGGTGGTCACACCATTCGAGGTGTACTGGGTGGTCTGAGCGTTCTCGGCGTATTTCGCCGGTACGAGAACTTTGACGGTCACTGTCATGGGTTACTCCAAAAGAAGGACGTTATTCGGAACGTATTGGGTCATTATCCAACTTGTGCCGTCAGAAACCAAGGTGGCTGTTTCCCCGGCCACAGCCGCAAGAATCGCCGTACCCGCTGCGCCGCCCACCAAGGGCACCACATTACTCGAGGCTGACACCAAGGTCTGCGCTTGGTAGTTCTGCAAGTACAACACTCGGCCAATGCTGGCGCTGGGTGTGGGTAGCGTCACGGTGCAGGTTGAACCGGACTTGTTGTTGATCAACCACGTTTCGCCAGCAGCCACCGTGAAGTTGGCAGTCTTGGTCACTGGCGCACCGCCAGCGGCGCTGATCACAGATGCCGGGGTGACGTTGGACCAGATTGTGCCGTTGTACTGGATCAGGTCATTTGTGGCGAGTGCGCCGAACTGCACGTTCGAATCGGTACCGCCCAACACAGACCCCGTAGAAACCCTGACAAACACGTCGCCTGAGCCTGCGGGTGCAGCGTTGACCACGACAGCAATCGTCGCTTTGACGTTGGGTGCAGTCGGCTGGGTCTTGGTCAGTCCACCGGCAACCGAAGGGTTGTAGTACAGGATGTCGCCGTCTGCCCACACCTCGCCGACTGGAGAGCCTGTGGTGTTCCATCCACGGACGTTGCCAAACGATGCCACCAGACCGAATCCGTTGGCAGCGATGTTTTCGGCAGCGATGCCCATGAGGTACTGGCCGTCGGTCAACCCAGTGGCAGGAGCGCCCTTGATCACGCCGCTGGCACCCACTGCGCCGGTGAACATGATCAGCTGACCCTTGGTGATGGTGCTGTCAGCCTTGATGTAGAAATACTGCGCCTCACCGACCCGCTGAAGCACGTTGGCCGTCATCTGGATGCCCAGAGTCGTGCCGCCATCCCATGCCACGGTACCGGTGTCCGTGGGCACATTTTCAGGCGTTGTGTCGAACGTCACCCACGGCAAGTTGGCCTGCTGGAGCTGACTCATGGTGCCCAACTCGGGCCGCACCTGAAGCGCCAAAGCCTCGATCTGCTTTTGCATCTCGGCCATTTGAGACAGCAAATCGTTTACCGACGGCTGGGTGCCCACGTCCTGCGCCAGCGTTTGGAGCGCTGCGTCATACGATGCGATCAGCGAGTCAGGGCTGGGACCAAGCGCCGGGTCATCCACAACAGCGGTGGCGACCGTGTTCAGCGACAGGAAAAACAAATACCACGCCCGATCGATCATCCCTGTGCGGGGATCGACCAACGGCACCCGTGGGGGCGTGATAATTGGTACGCTTGGGTTAGGCATTGGTCGGGCTTATGATCAGTTCAGCGCCCATGATGGCGATCTTCACGGGATCGGTGCCAGACACTTCGTACACACGGTCGCGCAGCTTGAGCGTCATGCCCAGGCGACGCCAGAACACGCGCTTGTAGTATTCGCCGATCTTGCCCATTGTGGTCCAGTGCTCGTTGGACCATGTGTGCCCACCGTCATCGCTCCAGCGCAGCATAATCTCAGGGTCACTGCCTTGGCCCAAATTCAGACCGGTACCGGCCTCAATGTCGAGTTGGAGGCTGTGCTGGGCGGTACGTTTAAGGTTGTTTTGCCCTTGGGGTAGCGCACGCCAAGACCGCAGCCATTTCTGGATGCTACCGTTGTCCGAGTAGTCTTCCAGATCAAATGCGTAGATGTTGCCGTTCTCAAAGTCGCCCACGACGATCTTGTTGTTGAACGCCATCTGGCAGTTGCTGCGGTGACGGGTGAACGCACCGTTGACAAACCCGGCACGTTCATGCCAAGCCTGAGTCGCCACGTCGTACACCCAAGTGGTGTTGGCCGTGGGGAAAATGAGGACGTAGAAGCTGTGGCCGTCTTGCTGGTAGGTGTATGCGATCGCATCCGACAAATCAGCGTACTGCTGGATCTGCCACTCAACAGCGTGCGTCGAGATGCGCTGACCGGCGTAGCCGTTGGCTCGATAAACGATGCCCTGACCCCGACGGTCACGGCCCAGCCAAAACAGACTGTTGTCCATCTTGGCGATTGAGTAGGGCGCAGCGCAACCCAGTTCGTTAAACGCGCCAGGGATACGCTGGAGGGGAAAGTCCGTAGCGCCCGTATCAGACCAGACTTCAATCGAGTTGGTGCCAAAGGCCCAGACTTCGCGGAAGTTGGCTTGCACCGCCACCAAGCCGTCAGGGGAGCCTTCGGTGCTGGCAAACTCCAGCGGGTCAATCGACGTGCCGTCAAGGATGGCGGTGATCCACAGCTTTTGGCTGTTCGGCTCGTTGAACACAAAGTAGCCGTCCAGATAGCACACGGTCACGGCACCGGGGAAATCGGTGTCAGTGATGGGACCAAAGCCACCGGTGGTGTTGTTGTAAATGTAGCTGGGGCCGTTGCAGGCAATGAACAGCTGCGTGCCGTTGTCGGCCATGCTGACTGGGCCAGTGCCGCTGACGTTGCCGATCAACGTGGGAGCGTACGAGTTGTCGATCTTGTAGAGCTGGGTGCCCGACACCACAAAGCCAGTGCCATCTTGGGACGAGAACGCCCACAGGCCACGGATCGGACCAAAGCCAATCGAGTTAAGCAATTGCAGACCGGGGGCGCGGTTCAGGAACGCAGGCTCTTTGCCAGCTTCCGGCACGATCTCGGGAAACAAGTTGACCATCCTAGCGTCCGCAGCGTTGACGCTGCGGGCCACGTAGCTGGAGCCGAGGATCGGGGACTTCATCAGTAGTTACCAGCGTAGATGTTGAAGCGCTGGCGGTTGGCGACCAGAGCGTATGGCATTGCCATCACATCATCAGGGTTGTTGATCCGCTTGAGATCACGTTTGCTGGTCATGGCGATGCGCTGCACTTGTGGGCTTGGCTCCACGCCAAACTCAGGGGCGATCTCCATCGCCAGGTTGTACGTGAAAGCACGTAGGTAGCCTGGCGGGAAATACAAAGGTGTTGCCAAAGTGGCAGGGTTGTCGAGTTCTTGCACCGACACAAAGTGCCACTCCAAGTCCTGTGTAGGACGTGGGTACAGGAACATCTCGGCGTTGGGATACGTCATGTTGACGAAGATCACCTGCGGGTACGTGGAAGTCACGGTCTTGACCGCGATACCGTCGTACTGCTGCTGGTTGATGAACTTGATGCCGTACGACACGCCGTTGGGCGCTCTGAAGTATGTGGCCTCATCAAACAGGACGGGGCGCAGGCCCACGAAGTCACCAGACGGACCCAAGGTGCGGCTGATCAGGCCAGACGGCCATGTGAAGACTTGATCTTGGGTGCAAAAGACTGACAGACGCTCGATGTTCCAACTTTCTATTAGCTGGTTTAGCGCCATTAGCGCATCTTGAGACATCGATGCGGAAGGCGTTTCCCCTTCAGCAAGCACACCCAATAGACGAAACGCCCGATTTATCTGATCCCCCGCAGTGTAGGTGGTCATTTGCGTTTTCTCCGTTTGGCCGATTCCGACATTTTGGCACGAGTTGCGTCATTGGGAACAATTCCTAAATGAGACGCGCTGATTTTTTCTCTGACTGCCAAAGGCCGTGACCGTCCTTTTAGCGCGGCAGATCGCTTGGCCTTGGTTTCTTCTGATTGCTTTTTCCCAGTTTGGGAAGCAGACATTTTCAATCTTGACTCAAGCGACCGTTTGACACCCAAGCATGAATCGGCAATCTTGCGTTTGTTGTAAGACGGCTTGAAAAAATCAATCCAAAACTGTTCACGTTCAATCAATTTTGACTTGTCATCAACAAATTGGATGATTTCCCAATCAAACGCCTGTTCTCCGTATTTGGCATGAGCGTTTTGCAAATGCTTGCAATGATGAGTGCCTTTGCGGAGGTTGCATTGATGCGCTGACCATCTGCGGTTAACAGCCACGGCAGAGCCAACATACATGTCACGGGTGACACTGTTGACAATGGCGTAGATGGCAGACGTCATGCTTAGACTCCTTCAGATTCAGCTTCAACTTTGCGCGTGTATTTGCGCTTCACAACGAGTGTGTTGGCCGCTTCTTCGGGAGCCGAAGGCGTGTCTGGATTGTAGCGTGTCCAGCCATTTTTTTCATCAGCTTCGGCCTCGATGTCCATCGTTGCCACTTTTGCGCCGTGAAGGGGGTGTGTCAGGTAAATAACCATAGTTTAAAAAGGCCCCCGAAGGGGCCTTTGAACTTAGCCGATGAGCCAGTTGGAGCCGTTACAGAAGACTGGAACGACATTGGAACCACCAGCGGCCACGGTTGCGCCAATACCAGCGGTATAAGCAGCATTCGAGTCGCTAACGGCAGCACGGGTGCCAGCAATAGCGGTAGAGGCAGCGGGCAAAGTAGCCACTGTGTACAGCTTGTACTGGATGTTGTCAACAGACGGATCGGCGTACGCAACGCCAACTGCTTTTGTATTTGCCATGATTGTTCCTTAAAAAAGGCCCCCGAAGGGGCCTTCAGATTTAGGCAATACGGTATGCAGTCCAAGCACCGTCGCCGGTTTTACGGGCGCGGAACTGGGCCGAAGTAGCTTCGGTCACAACAGCGTTGCCAACGATTGTCCAGCCAGTGCCGACAACCAAAGTCACATCGTCGGTCGTAGCGTCAGCGTTGATGACGATGAAGTCAAAAGCTGCGTTTACTTTTTGGGCGCTGCTGATACCAGCTTCCAAATCAGCAACTGTGGGCAATGTCAAATTGCCAGCAGTGCCGTTGAACACAAACATGCCCGAAGCCAGTTGAGCTGCGGTGGCAGTAGCGCCAGCAGACAACGCCGTAGGAGCACCTTGCACGAACAGTTGAGCTTCACCGACGTTACCGTCGCCGACCTGATAACCACCTGCACCATTAGGGAGAGCCATGATAATTTCCTTTCAAAATTGAGATGTGAGAAAGGGGACCGAAGTCCCCGTTTCAGATTAGCCCCAGAGGCGAACGCCCATTTGAGGACGGATCGTGCTGTAACCGTACAGAACGTCAATACGGCAAGGCAGACGGTCGTTGTTGATGTCGTACTGACGAACAACGCGCAGGCTGATACCGTTGTGAACGGCACGGGCAGCCATGTCCACGCCTTGTGGCAACAGCAAGTCAGCGGTTGCGAAGGTGATGGCATCTTTGTGGTACACCAAGTTCTGGGCGTACTGAGTAGATGCTGCACCCACGAACACGACTGCTTTGCCGGAGGCAGGCAGGGAGTCCACGGTAGCCAAAGCGTTGCCAGCCGAGTAGATCGGAGCAACGGTAATGTTGCCAGCGCCGCCAGACGACAGAGCCACGTCAGCCAAAGCCACGAATTGGAACAACGAACCAGTGGATTCACGGGTCTGTGGGTTCACAGCGTAGCAGTCAGCAACGGTGAACACGTCGCCAGCCTTAACGGTGGTCGAAGTGCCAGCGCCGGTGATAGCGATGGTGGTAGCGCCTTCGGAGGTCACAGCAGCCGACAAGGTACCGCCAGTGGCAGTGCGCGAACCGGTGGTGAACTGCTTGATCGACTGAGACATGTTGATCTCGTCAAAGCCCAGCACGCCAGTGCCCATCATGCCGTTCTTGAACTGCTTGCTGATGGTGTCGGTGGGGTTGAACAGACCTTTCATGCCTTCGACCAGACCGGCGTTGGCAGCAGGGTTCACGGTGGCGTAACGTGGGGACATCACGGCAGCGTTTTCGTTCAGCTTCTGCTGGGCTTGCAACAGCACCAAAGAAGTCGAAGGAGTGGTGCCAGGAGTGCCGACGGAGTTACCGATGGTCTTGTATGCGTTGGCAACGTCAGCGTCAATGCTGGAGGCCAACTGGCTAATACGAGGCTTCAAGACACGCTCTGCGAAGTCGTCCAATTGCATGGTCAATTCAGCAGATGTGAAGTTGACGCCGATGTGCTTTTGGTTGTTCACAGTCAGGGTGGTGTACTGTTCGTTGTCGTCCTGGACTTGCAGGGCGGCACCGTCAGTCACCAGAGCGCGGTCGGGCAAACGGATACGCAGGGTAGAACCGATCTTGGCACCTTCAACAGCGAAGCTGTCGTCGTACTGGCGGTTCACGTTGCGGGTCAAAACAAGGTTGTTCTCGAGAATTTCGAGAGACTTGCGGGTGATCATGTCGATCGTCAGAATGCTGTTAGACATTTCAAAGTCCTTTCAAAAAATTAGCGGTTTGCCATTGCTTGCATTTTCTTCATCTGTCGCGCACGTTCGGCTTCAATCCACTGCGAGGTCGTCATGTTCTTGATAGAACGTGGGTCCGTAGTGTCAAGTGCTGGCGCTCCAGTGGAGCGTGCGGAGACAGGTGAAATCGGCGCAGGCGCTGACGTGGTTCGTTTTACGGGAGGTTCAGCGGCCAGTTTGGCTTCGATCTTCCCGATTTCTTTCGCCTGGCTGAGGGGCGACATGCGCGAGATACGTTCCGCATCTTTGGGGTTGGAGCCGAGGTAGTAAGCTAACTCAGGACCAATGTCCGAAGACTGGATCGTTTCGGCCATCACGTTGGTGATTGGGAGCTTGGGGTTGTAGGCGACTTGCTCGAAGTCGTCATACTTGTCCCGCGCTGCTTCTTCACGTTCTTGATAGCTCTCGAGGACCTGCGACTGCTGCTTGGCTGCTTCACGCTTGGCGAGCAGTTCTTCGGCTTTCTGATACGCCAGTGCTTCCGCATAGGCTTCAGGAGACTCAAACTGTTCAGCAGAAGTTGCCGAAGGAGCTTTGACGATCTGCGTTTCGGCAGCTCGTTGTTGCTGTTCTCGTTCCCACTTACGTTGCTCTCTTGCGAGACGCTTGCCGATCATCGCATCGATTTCAGCCTGGGAGTATTTCCTCTCCTCGACTTGTTCGTTTTGACTCTCGACGACTTCCGGCGCGTTTTCAGCATTCTCAGGAGTGGCCGTCACTTCTGGTGCAGGCGCGGAGTCTACTTCCGCTAAGGCTTGGACTTCTTTAGTCATTTTATGTTCCATTGGAACCCCGGTCTACTGGGCCGGTACAGTTCTTAGATTATGCGCTAAGAAGGCGCTTGTCAAGATGGGTTATTTTGAAAACGCCTGAACTTCCGCATCGGTGAGTCGCTGGGGCCAATATCTCAGATTTTGAATATGTCCGCACCACATGTTGCTACCACCGCTGTTGCCACCAATGCCCAAAAACGCAATACCGCTAGGGACGCCGCCACTCAATGCTGCGGCAGATGCTGCATTGAACGATGATGCAGAGTTGTTGAGTTTGTAAGCACAAACCGCACTACCTCTTGTGTTGTACGTCCAAGTGTTTGTCCGCACCGCCGATGACCCGCTGACTGTCTTCACGGCGCGATACGACCCCGATAAACGCTCAAGTCGGAGGGCATTCGCAAAACCCAATGTGTCGTATAAAGCGGCAGCATATCGAACAGATGCGTCTGTTGACGGAACTTCAGAAGTTGTGGCAGTAACCGCCAGAGCACCTTCGGTTGCGTTAAACCAACTGGTCAAGTTGGCACCAGTCAGATAAGCCACATCTGAGTTTCGGGTAACAGAACCCGTTGTCGTCGGAATGTAACTGGTTGGAAACGCACCAGCCTCAAATTGAGGCTTTGAAAATGACACGGACCCGGTGACGCTTCTCGAAGCGCCTGCTGCAATTCTCCACGTAATTGAACCAGCGGTTGCGCCAATTACTGCCAAAATATGAACCCTCTGACCTGCGGTGGGAACATAACTGCCAAGAACAGCGGTATCGCCAACATAGTATCCAGTTGTTGCTCCGGCAGGGGGCGATACGGCAAACAAAATATCGTCAAGCGGCAACCCGGAATTTGAATGAATGTACAGCGACAAACAGTACGATGTATTTGCTGCGACACTAACTACCTGCTGCATGATCTGACGTGCGGATGTTGCACTAAATGTCAGAATGTTGCCACCAAGACTGTCGGTGGTTACAGCACTAATGGACCCACCTGCTAGTGGAGAAGTCCAACTGGTTGGAAATGTCCCCGGCGTTCCCGCAACAGCACCAGCAAATCCACCTTGCAAAACAGAATTGACTCGTGTTTCTTCAACCAACAAACCTTTTGGTGCCAGCGTCACAGGATCGTAATCGAATCGTGCAATGTTGGCATTTACGAGTTCCATCAATCCACTGCTGTTAATTCGAGTGGCGGTGTTCAACGCACGAGAAAAAGTCACTCGTGAG